ATTTGAAACTACAACATCAAGAAATAGATTCAAAAACAATTTATAACATTGTTAATCATATTTTAATAAACAAAACAAAATACGACGAGTCTAAAGATTTGGAAATTAAAAAACACAATTTAGTTATTCAATACCGAACAAGGTTTTTAAATAAAACAATTGATGAATTATTAAAATGTGATGTATGGATTGTGTTGAAACAATTAAGAGAAATCTTGATATTTAACGAAACCACTTTAATAAAAGAACAAGAAATGAAAATGGAATATAAATTAAGAACACGAAACGCACGCTTGTTTTCAATGCTGCCAATAAAACAATTAAGTAATTTATCTTATATGACTATAACAAGAAACCCACTTTATTACTTGTTATCAGCAAGTTTAGGAAATGAATTAAAAACGATACAAAATGAAAATGGAAAAAACTTAACAAATGTAAATAATTTTACAGAAACAACTTATAAACAGGTGTGTAATGAGTTTTTTAATATAAAGTATTATGAAACCACAAAAATGGAATTTCATTATTTTACAACAGATGGAAAAACAGTATCCATAGTGTTAAAACGGAGGGACTATAAACCACCAAGAAGAAAAACAAAAAAAGAACTAGAAGAATCAAAAAACGAAGTGAAAGAAAAAAAGAAACCAATTAAAAAACCTGTTAAAAAAGAGACAAATAAAAAGGAAATAGAATTAGATAAGAAAAACTTAGAATTGATAGGTATAGACCCAGGATTAAGAATGGTATTTGTAGGGTGTAAAAATAAGATTGATACAACCACAAACAAGAATGAAATTATAAAAATGTCATCAAAACAGTATTATAATGATATAAAATCAATGCGAATGACAATAAAATTAAACAGGTTAATAGAAAGAAACAATTTAAGCAATTTGTTTTCATCAACAACACCATCAAGAAGAACGTCAAATATAGACAGATTGAGTTTGTGTATTAGAACGATAACTGAAAAATTACATAAACTGATTAGAACATTGATGGAGTCAAAAGTGAGAAAATGGAAATTTGATAAATACAGGTATCAACAAAAAAAGATTGTAGAAATATGTAAAATGCTGAGTGGAAAGACAACACCTAAAGAAGAAAGAAATGTGATTGTAGGATGGGGAAATTGGTCGAATCCAAACAATTCAATCATAAGAGGACATAAGCGCGGCCCCGTAAAACGGATTGTAAAGGAATTAAGAAGATGGTGTAGAGTAGAAACAATAGATGAATATAACACTTCAAAAAAATGTAGTAAATGTTATAATGATACGGAAAAGATGAAATATTCAAGTCCGGAAGGAATGCGAACTGTAAATGATGTTCTTCGTTGTAAAAACGAGATGTGTAGAACATATTTTGACAGGGACATTAACGGGGCAAGGAATATGTTAAAGAAATTAAAAATAAAATTAGGATTAGAAGAGGAAGTAGTTGAATTAATGAGAAATAAAGTGTAGAGGGAAAACACTTTAACCCACGACCATGAATATGGGATATGGGATATGTGAGATGGAGTAAAGACAATTGAGTTTTGAAACGTCAAAACCATATAAAGTTTCTAAAATAAAATCAGATATGGAAAGAGAATTACCGAATGGAGATGTTATACAATATGCTTATGAAATTAAAACGAAATCAATTTAAATAAAGTTGGTTTCTAATTTTTTTCATTTTAGAATCATTGATATTAGAAAAAACAATATCATAAATAGTTTTGTTTTTTAAACGTTGTAAAATATAATAAATGGCAAAAACACCACATTGTGTATTATTTTTTTGATGTTTTATATCATTTATATAAATATGATATGATGAATGTTTATAAAGAATATCAATGAAATGTGAAATATATTTATTTGGAGTTTTTCCAAAAGAATCATAATATTCTATATGTTTTTCATTATTGTCAATGAATAAACAAGTCCAATGTTCTCCATTATGTCCTTGTTTTTGTGTATTGATTATAAATGCAGTATATGGTGTATTGAATATTTTGTTATAATTTATATCAGTGTATTCGTAAAAATTACAGGGAACAGCTCCATAAAAATATAATTCTGGATATTTAGTAGTATATTGAAACATTACTTTATTAATATCACCATCAGATAACCAATTTGATTGTGGTTTTTTAGGTTTAAATATCAAATATTTAAATTTAACATATAATTCAGGATGATTATTATTTAAATCATTAATAAAAGATAAATCAACTATATCTGTATTGTTTTTTATAATTTTTTTCAATTGTTTTTTTAAAATTTTTAATTGTTCTTTATGTGATATAGTTGTATCAATTAAAGTTAGTGGTAAAATACATTTATTTGTATTTGTATTACAAATTGGTTTATGCAAATTTGAATTAAATAGTTTTACTAATATATTAATATCATTTTCATCAAAACAATCTTTAATATTGTTTAAAAAACAAGTATTATTGTTATTCATTATTGATATTAATATATATTTATAATTTAATTTTGGAATATTGAAATTGAATGTTTTACCATTAGTTCAACTAATGTATCGAATGATGTTTTTGGATACCATCCTAAATCATTATAAGCTTTTGAATAATCACCTATTAATGTATCAATTTCAATAGGTCTGTAATATTTAGTATCTACTTTTACAAGTATTTCTTTAGTTTTATGATTAATACCAACTTCATTTTCATTTGAACCTATCCATTCAATATTAATTCCGATAATATTAAAAGATTTTTCTACAAATTCTCTTACAGTATGTGTTTCACGTGTTGCTAATACATAATTATCTGGTTTTTTAGCATTCATCATTAACCAAATACCATATACATAATCATTTGCATATCCCCAATCACGTTTTGCATCTAGATTTCCTAATATTAATGGTTTCATATTATCTTTGTTATTTTTATATTTTCCTACATAATCTGCTATTTTTTTTGTTACAAAAGTATTTCCTCTTCTTTCACCTTCGTGGTTTAATAATATACTTGATACTATAAACATATTATACGCAGTTTTATAATAATTACATAAATGATATGCTGCCAATTTAGCAATACCATAAGGACTTACTGGTATCATTGGTGAAGTTTCTGTTAATAGATTTTTTCCATTTGTTATATTTCCATACATTTCTGATGTGCTGGCGTGATATATTTTTACTTTTTTTTCCATATTTAATATTTTTACAGCTTGAAGAATATTTAAAATTCCAAGTGTATTTGCTTGAAATGTATAAGATTCTAATTCAAATGATACTTTTACGTGAGACATTGCTCCAAAATTTAAAATCATTTCTGGTTCTACATTTTTTATAATATTAATTATATTTCCCATATCTGTTAAATCACCATAATGTAAAGTAATTTTATTAAATATATGTTCTATGCGTTGTGTATTGAAATTACTACAACGTCTTACTATTCCGTGAATATTATATCCTTTTGACATCCATAAATCTGCTGCTAAACTTCCATCCATTCCTGTAATACCAATTATTAAAACATTTTTCATTATATTTTTAATATTCATTTATTTAAATTAAAAAAAATGAAAAATAAAAAATAATATAACATTATAATATAATACAATATGAGTTTTAATATAAATCAAATGTTGAAAAATTTGGTTCCTACAAAAGAACCAGAACCAGTTATTGTTAAACCAGAAATAAAACAAGATGTTAAAAAGAAAAATAATTTTAAACACGGTATAAATGTGTTAATTAAAAATTCTGCAACATATAAAGGTTTAACAGCAACTGTATTAGAAGACGAATTTATTGGAAAACGAAGTGTTCTTTTAACTAACAAATTACATAAAGATGCTTTTTTAATTGACCGTAAAATTGATACAAATCTTTGTGTAAATGATGAATTCTATTATAATAATCGTCTTCATAAAGTTATTGATATTTTATACGAACGTTTTAATATAACTTTTAAATCTAATTTATTATTAACTGATTTTTCAAATCTTGGAATTATTTATGTTAATGATTTACCACAAATTATACATATAAAATCTAATATGACTTTTGATATTATTACCAAAGTAAAAACTGTCAATGATTTTATATGTAATTTTACAAATGTATTAAAAATGAATCCTAATTTTAATATTCAAACAAATACTACAATAAATAAATTAAGTTCTGATTTATTAATTAGTAGTCAAATGGAATTTTATAATATTTTTATATATTATTTTTTTAAATTGATACATATTTATAATCAAGTTGAAGAATTTAATTTGGGATTCTATAATTCAGAATTTATAAACATTACAAAAAATGGGTTTTGTTCATTAACTAATATTTCTTCACCTATTGATATATATATTATGTTATATGATAGTATTATTTTACCAAATATCCAAACATATAATAACTGGTTAAATAATAGTAAAGTTAATAATGATATAATGTATATTGAAGATTTTGTTAAATCATTTTATAATATAAAAAAATCTAATGTTTCTAGTTATGTAAATTTCAAATATGATGATTATATTCATTATGTTAATGAAGTTGATATTTATACATTGGCTATAACTCACGAAGATATTCCTCGTTTATTATCTATTACCAATAATTCTTATAGTATTATTGATTTACCTTATATTATTAGTTTAGAAGAATTATACAAACAATATACCAGTATTAAAAATATAAAATTTATTGATAATTGGAGTGGAAATGTTCAAGAAACTATTTATAAAAATTTAAACATATATTTAACAGATGAAATACAACCACGTTTATTAGTAAAACAAAATTCAAATACTTTTAAAATTGTAGAATTAAATTATAAAAGAAGTAATGATTTATTAATTTCAATGTTTAGAAAATTAAATCAAATAAAATATATTAATGAAAAATTTAATCCAAATTTAAAATATACTGTATTAAAAGGTAAATATTATCTTGATAAAATGATTTTTGAAAATGCTACTGTTGTTATTGATAAATTAAAATGTAAAACATTAAATCCTTATAATAAAATTGGTAATAATTATGTCAATACTTTAGGTATTGTAAAATTAGCATATTATAATATTCCTGAAAATAATACAACAGTATTGGTTCAATTAACAGATATAAAAACATTTATAGAAAGTGATGAAAAACAAAGATATTTACAATCAAACGAAACTTGTTCTTTTAAAATTTTAGATACACTTAATATTTCGGATGTTGAATTAATGTGTTTAAATAATCAACTAAAATACAAGGATGATAAAATTTATAAAGATAATTGTAAAAATTTAAAGTTTATTGATTCATTATTATTTTTACAAAAAGATAAATTTTTAATTTTTGACCAAAATATTCAAGAAATTGTTCCTATTAATCAAACAATAATGATATCTTTTATTTTTCACGAGAAAAAACTTTATCCTGTATTAATAGAACATATTGTTCCAAGTTCAAATTTTATTATTAAAGATATAAATGTTCAGCCTGATATAAATTTATTAAATTTATTAAATAATATTTCTCACAAAATAAAAACAAACTCATTATTGTTTTCAGAAAGTAAGCAAGTTGATTATAATATTGTTTTACAGCAATTTTATATTTTTACTTTTAATGGTTCTTGGTCATCTGTATTTCAACATAATCCAGAACAATTAGTTGTAAAAGAATATATTTATGATGTTAATTTAACATCCACTTATAAACAAATACAATTACATAAAATCGATAAAAACACAAGTGAATTACAAATAGATGATTATTTTTATTTGGATAATTCTGGAAAAATTGAAAATTATAATAATTTATTGGAAACGTTTAAAAAAAATTATGAACAAGACCCAAAAAATTCTGTAAATGTAGAAATTCTTATTAATAGACGTGATGAAGAAATATATAAAAAAACTTTTAATAAAATGATTCGTGAAATAAAACGTGAAATACGTAAATCATATAAATTATGTAAAGTTGTTGGTATTTTAAATAAACGGGTTAATTTAAAATTAAAAGAAGATATTGTATCCATTCCATTACGTAATTTAAAACGTATTACATTAGCAACAATTAATGATAAACTTGTATTAGTAGAATTGTTTGAAATAAATCAAAATAAAGAATGTTTTATTAGTATTTTAGATATACAAGTTGATACAGATAATCCAACTGAACTATTTAATATATATATGAAATCAATTCAAGCAGGTAGTCAAGTTTCACAAACACCCATACAAAAATTAAATTGTAAAGATATTAATTTGAAATTACCATATGTTTATTTTGTAGTAAATTTATATAAAAATGATTTTTATCAAACACCCTCAAACTTATTAGGATTATATGCTATTCATACATCATATGAAGATGAAAAATATGTATATATTTTACCAGAAGAAAAGTATAAATCTAAAGAAGGTGATGAAAAATATTATTATATTATGCGAGGTGTTAATCGTGGTTCTAGTGGATTTATGGTTGATGAAATTAAACAAGAATTAACTTTGTTTATACCTACTTTACAAAAACGTATAGCTTTAAATACACAATATATAAATAATCAAATAAAGAATATTCCTTTTACAATAGATGATTTGTTTTATTATGATATACGATTGAAAAATGGCACAAATGTTCAAATTAATAAAATTACACAAGATTATATTTATGGTATTCAATTAGTTGTTGATGATATTTCAAATAATATTAAAACTATACCTATTAAATTTACATTAAATGACATTGACCAATATCTAACAGGATTTCAATTAAATATTACTGAAGAAATCATTGAAGATGATGCTGAATTTGATGATGAACATAAAAATAAGGATTTAACTAATACACAAATTGCTTATACTGAACAAGATGAATATGAAAATAAAGATAATGATAACGATAACGATAATACAGAACAAGAATTAGATTCAACAAATGACGATGATAAAATAGATTCTACAAGAAATGATGATGATGACGATGATGGTAGTGAATCGAAATATTTGAAATTTACATATACGAAACCTGATAAAATAACACACGAAGATAAAGATGTAGAAAATTATTTACAAGGATTTAATGATATTGAACGTGTAGAATTTATAAAAGAATTAACAGCTGATGAGAAAAAAATTTATGTTTATATTGATAAATTACTTGGAATGTTTAAATTTAAAAGAGCACAATTAGAAATGTCTATTGATAAAAATCAATTATTACAATCTATAATGAAATGTTTGGAACAAATTAAAAAACAATATAAAGAAAAAACTGGTAATAATGTTATTGAACGAGATGTAAAACTTCTTACAGCAATGTTTGTATTATATCAGATTCTAAATACAGGTAATCAAGAAGTAATTTTAAATCCAAAAAAGATGAAAATTAAAGATAAATTAATACATTATATAGATATTCTACAATCGAATAAATTTTTGTCAGATTTAATTGGTGATATAAAACATTATCAACATTATAAAAAACACAATGATAAAAAATATGTTTTATTAATATTTTTTGATGATTCTTGGACAAATGTTTTTTCTAATATCGAGTCTCATAAATTATATACTCTTGATAAAGAAGTATTGTTTTATAACTGTATTAAATATGTAATGTCTTTCTATAATAATGAAATTCCATTAGAATATGATTTAGATACAACTAAAATTCCATTGTTTGTTCTTAAAAGACAAACAAATAAACAAACTAAAAAACCATTATTATATAATATATCCATTTATCAATATTTAACTAGTAAATTTGATTTAACAAACTTAACATATACTACAAATGATACTATAATGGATATTGATATTGATAGAATTAATATAAAATATGATATAAAATATAATAATATAATAAAAACATTTGATTCTAAATTAGATGATAAAATAAAAGAATATAATGAAATAGTATTACAATATTCTTTACTAAATAAGATACTTGAAAAACCATTTAAAACTGAAAATTATATTGTAAAACAAATTTTAAAATTATATAAACAAAAACCTAAACATATAGATAGGTGTAAATACGAATTATTTCCAATGTATGATAAAGATTTTGATACAAATTTATATTTGTATATATATGATGGATTAAAAGCTGAACGAAAAAATGGAGAATTATTTTTATCTCGTCTTATGAATATAATTAATCTTGAACAAGATAAAATTAAAAAAGAACTATTACAAAAATTAATAGACGAATTAATACCGTTATACGAAGAATATTTTAATAAAAACATAAATGAATTATTAAAAGAATTTAATCAAAAACATAATAAATTTTCAATCTTGAAAAATATTAAAAATGATTACAAAAATGGTGATTTTGCTTTAAAACGTGTTTTATTACACATTGAAGAAAATACAAATTTATTAGAAATATTAAAACATAAAACAGCGGAATTAAATGATGATATAATATATTATAAAAACTGGTTTGTATATTTGAAAAAAGTTCAAACATTATTTTATGGATACATAAATTCTATATATATACAAAATAAAACAGAAGAAGAATATGAATTAGAATACCAACAAGCAATGTTTAAAATGCAAGAAAAAGATAAAAATTTACAAAAAATAACACAACAAATTAAAAACAAATATTAAAAAACAATTAAAACAAATATTAAAAAACAATTAAAATAAATTTATTTAATTGTTTTTTTAAATTTTTATTGGACATTATAAGTTAATTTTAATGAACCTGTTAAGGCATTTGTTGCATCCAAGTTTCTTACACGAATTGAAAAATTGCCTTGTGTTACATTATTAACAGATACTTGTGGGACACCATTACCACCGTGATTATTAATGCCGACATTAACTAATGAATTTGCACTAACAAATGGGGCAGATACTTGGAAAGATACATTGCCTAATGTTGCTAAAGTTCCTGTTGTAAAAGTGTAAATAAAACCAGCATTAGTAGATACTGATACACCTGTTGTCAAAGAAGTTCCTTGTGTAGTTTCGGATTTATTTAATACAACTGCTGGAATATTAGCTACACGAGATACTAATAAACTACCACACTCAAATCTTGTATTTTGTTCTTGTTTCATATTATAATCAAATAAAAAAATAATTTGAATTTAAATAATTTAAACATAAACATTTACAATCATTTTCAATCAAATATTTATTATATTCTAATTTAAAATTTGTTTCAAGTAGTTTTTTTAATACTGTTTTTTCTTTATAAATTAAACAAGTATTAATAAAATTTGAAGAAACAACATTTATTAATGTTTTATCTGTTTTAAATTTATTAAACCACCAATCTATTATATAATATTTTTTTTTATGTAAATTTGATAACAAACATTGTTCTGTATATATAAAATTAAAACAGTTTATTTTATATTTATTATATAAATAATCTAAAATTGATATACTTGAACAATTATTTAAGAAATCCATACTATATAATATTTTTTCAGATGTAAAATTTTCAAACCACCAATTTATTAAAAATAATGAATCACAAGAATCTAATGCGTGTGATGTAAATTTTAATTTGTTAATATTAAAATGTTTAAACCACCATTCTAAAACATCTATATTTTTCTTATAACTTGCATTATCAATTGCAAAACTTGAATAATTGAATGGTATATTAAATTTAGAATATTTTTCATAAAACCAATTTAATACGTCAATGTTATTTTCACACGATGCCCAGTCAATAGATAAAGTATTTAATGTATAAAAAACATTTCTTAAATCATTTTTATCCCACCACCAATTTAATACATCAATATTATTTTTATAAGATGCTAATGCTATACAATTTTGAGAATAGAAAAATGGGATATAATATTCTTTATTCTTTGTTTTTGATGATTTATATAAATATGTTAATAATTTAATATTATTACTACTCGAAGCCTTTTCTGTATTGTATTTTATTGGATTAGATTTTATTAAATATGTTAATGTTATTAAAAGTTGCGAATAATGAACTACATTTATTACATTTATTATATTATTTTTATTTTTTATACTATACATACATATTAAATCAATTATTAATGGTATATTATCCATATATTATTTTCTTAAAATATTATAATTTTCTTTAAAAAACCTTATAGTTTTATCTAATCCTGTATCTAAACAAGTAAAATCATAATTTATTCCATTTAGTTTTAATTCCATATCAGAAACTGTTTTTTTAACTTGTCCATTTGAATAACTTAAATCGTATATAACTTGATTTTTAAATCCAAAAATACTTGTTATTTTTTTAATCAAATCTTTAATTTGTATTTCGTGATTTTCTGGTGGTGATACTATAATAGATTTATATTTTTTATTCTTTATATCTTTATTTAAAATATATACAATAATATCTGCAAAATCATTTACATATAGAAATTGTCTTGATGCTGAACCATCACCGTTAATAATTAAATCTGTATTATTGTTTAAAGCATTCCACGTTTTATGTATTAATGCTGGAATAACGTGCCCTTTAATAATATTATAATTATCATTTTCACCATATAAATTTGTTGGAATTAAATTATATACACTAATATCTGATTTTTTATATAAAAAAAATGATAATTTTTCCAACATTCTTTTTGAATAAGCATAACCTGCATTTGAATAATGTGGTTCTCCATCGTGTAATTGTTCAGATTTAATTGGATATTCTTTTATTTTATCTGGAAAAACACACGTGCTTTGTATATTTATCAATACTTTTATATCAAATAATTCACACATTTTTACAACATTTAAATGCATTAATAAATTATCACTTAAAAATTCATAATTTGATTCTAAATTATCATATAATCCGCCTACTTTTGATGCTAAATGTATTACGTGTGTTGGTTTATATGAATAAAATGTATTATAAACTTGATTGAAATTTAATAAATTACAAGTTTTTGAAGATAAAAAAAAACATTCTTGATTATGTAGTTTTTTTTGTAAAGCTTTTCCTACTAAACCACTTCCACCCGTTATTAAAATACGTTTTTCCATTTATTGTTAAACATTTTTTTTTTAAACTAATTTAAATATATGAAAAATTTACAACGATTAAAATGATTTCATTGACCGAAGAACTGGTTAATAATATATTAATTTATAATGTTAAAAAAAGTAATTATTTAATATTTTCAATGTATGATATTAAAGATTTATGTAGTATATTACCAAAAAATAATCTTTATGAATTTTATTTATATATTTTAAAAAAATACAAGTATGTATTGTCAATAGATAATATTAGCATAATGAATAATATTAAATTGTTAAATTTAATTTGTAGTTTTAAAAATAACAAACAAATAGATTTCAGATATTCAAATTTTGGATTTTTTCATACAATTAAGAATAACAATATAAAAATGTTAAATTGGTGGTTTGATAACGAGTTTGGAATTATACCTAAATATCTGTCTCTTATAC